GAAGGGATTGTTGTAATGCTTAGCCCCACCCAAAATGATAGGAGTCGAGAAAAAGGTGATGGACCTAATGGACTCCTTGCGTGAGCGTTAGTGCCTGCCCTGACGGGCGCTTTGCATAATAACAGGCCCATGTTATACTCAATCCCAGATGGTGCTAACGCAACTCTGGAGCCTTTCGTGCAAGTCATCGTTCCCCCCTGCGCCTACGGCGCAACCCATTCACCTCAAAAGGGAGATCCCCGATGCAGGTGATTGTTCCCCCCGGTAGAGGCAGACGCCCCGCCCCGCTTCTCTACAACGTCACCAGACACCTTGCGGAAACAGACATCGCTTCTCTGTGGGAGGCAAGGAAGGATGGCTCGACCCCGAAACTCAAAACGCTCCGCTATAACCACCATCTCCTCGCAAAGGCGGTCGCGTCGGGGAAATCGCTGATTGAATGCTCCAATCTGACGGGCCTGACAGCGCCCCGGATCTCTGACCTCAAAAATGACCCAGCGTTCCAAGAACTGGTTTCTTACTACGCAGAGGAATTGAACGAGGTTTACATCGACGTTCATCAGCGCATGGCAGCGCTGGGCACCAGCGTCCTTGAGGAACTCACAGAGCGTTTTGAGGCTGACCCGGAAAAGTTCACCAAACGCGAACTTATGGATCTGTTCACCACAATGGCGGATCGCTCAATCGCCACGGCGAAAGGCGGGCCGACCCCACAACAGGCCCTCCAAGTCGCGGGCCCCGGCGGCGCGGGCCTTGCACTCCAAATAAACTTTGTGTCCCCTTCCGGCGAAACCCCACAGACAATCGAAGCGCAAAGTGTTAATGTCTTCTCCACCGAAGGCGTTAGAGGAGAGGACAAAGGGCAGACTTTGGAGGAGGCCATAGGCCTCGATGGGGAGCCCGAAGGGCCTTTTGTCCCAACCCATTACCCATCGCCTGCGGAGATCCAAGAGGCCCGCTATGACGCCACAGACAGACACATCGCAGAACGGGAAGAAGAAATTGCCTCACGGCAGAAAAGACGAATTGAGATGCTTTTGAAAAATACAAGCGCCCCCGGCGAAAGGAAAGAATGATGGCGAAGACCCCGGCATGGCAGAGAGCTGAAGGGAAGAACCCGAAAGGGGGCCTTAACGCAAAAGGTCGCGCAAGCGCAAAGGCCGAAGGGCACAACTTAAAGCCACCCGCCCCGCACCCTAAAACTGAAAAGGACGCAGGACGCAAGGCGTCATTTTGCGCCCGGATGTCTGGGATGAAGGAAAAACTCACCGGGGAAAAGGCTAAAAAGGACCCAAACAGCCGCATCAACAAATCACTCCGAGCGTGGAACTGCAAATGACCTCACATTCAAAAGATAAACCTGTTTGGGAAAAGCCCCGTCCGAAAGACCTCGGCAAATCCAAGCCCCTGTCACCAGCTAAAAAGGCTTCCGCGAAGGCGGCGGCGAAAGCTGCCGGACGCCCTTACCCGAACCTTGTGGACAATATGCGAGCGGCAAAGAAGAAGAAATGACAAAAGCGATTTACTGGTTTGATGAGCTGGAAGACCACAACTATCCGGCGGGGGCGGAATATTTGTCCCTCCTTATAACCCCTGCGGCGGCAAAGGTGATGATTGAACGTTTGCGGGCGGAGCCGCTTTCGCACTTCAAGGCGAAAGACATCCTGAGAGCTTCGGGCCTTTCGCCGCTTGGCATTTCCAATGATCAAGTCGAACACACGCTTGACAAGATCAGACATGACAAGAAACTGTCCCCTCTCCTTTTGGTGCGGAGTTCAAACGCATTGATTATTGCCGATGGGTATCATAGGCTTTGCGCTGTCTACGAACACGATGAAGACATGAAAATTCCTTGTAAGATTGTTTGAGAGGCATCATGGCTTACCAGCAACCCTTTAGTTTTGGTAAAAAACTTTTTGATGGACAAAATTTAGATGAGGCGTTGGCGTCTCCAACATGGTCACTCGCGAATAATGTTGCTGCGAAGGCTGGCGGCACGAATGTAACTTCGACGCAGTTGACTGAGACGATTAACATTGTAACGAGTGTGCCGGTAACAGGGGCGGGCGTGATACTGCCAAGTGCTATTCCGGGCAGGATTGTAGTTCTTCAAAACACCTCCGGCAATGACATGACTGTTTTTGCCAAAGACAACTCTACAATCAACGGCGTAGACAACGGCACGGGCTTTGTCCACCCTTCATACACTTATCTGGTCTACATTGCGATAGCTGCCAATGCTTGGCAGATTATGAATACGACCAGTTACCATGGCTCGTTTTATGACACGACTTTACAAACAAACACGGACAACACGCAGCCGCAGAAAATGACGTTTAATTCAACTGCGCAAAGTTCCGGCGTGTCGATTGTGGCGGGATCGAAAATTACAACTGTGTTTGCGGGGACGTATAATATTCAATTTTCCGCGCAATTTGATAAAACAGATAGCGGCACGGATACGGTTGATATTTGGCTGCGCTATAATGGAGTGGACGTGCCGAATAGCAATACCCGCATGACGTTAAGTGGCTCAGCAAATGCGTCAAAAACAGTCGCGTCTTGGAATTTTCTGCAACAAATGGCGGCAGGAAGTTATGTGGAGTTGATGTGGTTTAGTGCGGATGCTGGAATGCAGATTTATACGGAGTCTGCACAGACAAATCCTACGCGACCGGCAATTCCGTCCATACTTTTGACTGTGCAGGAGGTTTAATTTTTGAATTTGATATGTAATAAATTGACTTGACAGGAGTTTTGTGTGTAAATACAGGACCTTGTGAGAAAGGACTGTCACAATGCCGTCAAAAAGCAAAGCCCAACACAATTTAATGGCAATGGTCGCGCATGACCCGAAAGCCGCTAAGAGATTGAAAATTCCGCAGTCTGTTGGGAAAGAATTTGAGGCCGCAGACAAGGGTAAGACCAAAAAGCTCCCGGAAAAGGTGAAGAAAAAGAAGTGACGCTCAAACCGCCCGCAAGGGTTGGAGGTTATCGTGGCCGCAAAACGGATTTCACCACAGGAGCAAGAACAAACCCTAGAAGCGATGAGGAAGTATAAAAAGGCTGACGGGACCTATGACTTTTACAAAATCGCAGATGTTCTAGGAATACATAAAGTCACAGCACATAGACGGGTGCATTTTCTTACGAATAAAATGAAAGAACGGGAAAGTTTAAAACGCTTTAGCGCCCCGTCGCTCCCGCACAGATCCAGACAGATCGAAGAATTAATTCAAGACAGGTTGGTGGAAAGTAAGAGAGTTATTGAAGCCGATGAGGCACGGGAACTCATTGACATCAAAGTCAACATTGATGGGCCCTACGGGCTCCTAATATTTGGCGATCCGCACATCGACGATCCCGGCTGTGCCTTCCACCTTCTAAAATCCCACATCGAACTTGCCCAGCAACACCCCCATATTTTGGCTTGCAACATCGGGGATCTTGCGAACAACTGGGTCGGGCGACTTGCAAGGCTCTACGCAGATCAGAGCGTAACCGCGAGGGAAAGCTGGACGTTGGTGGAGTGGATGGTGAAAAGTGTCAATTGGCTTTTCATTATCGCTGGTAATCATGACCTCTGGGCGGGGTCGGGCGATCCCGTGGCGTGGTTCACAAAGCAAGTGGGCTCGCTCTACGAAGATCATGGTGTAAGGTTGGCCCTAAAGCAGCCTTGCGGTGTGGTGACACGCATCCATGCCAGACATGATTTCCCCGGGCACTCAATCTGGAACTCCATGCACGGGCCCAAAAGGGAACTCATAACTGGGTTCCGCGATCACATTCTTGTCGCAGGACACAGGCATATTGGTGGAGATGAGGGCACCATAAGTCCAGACGGGATCTGTGCGCAGTTGGTCAGGGTTTCCGGGTATAAGTTGGCAGACACATACGCCCGGACGTTGGGGTTGAAGAAAATGCCTATTCACCCAGCGGCCTTGGTGATTGTGGACCCGCGAGAACCAGATAATTCCCGTGGACGTGCGTGGTGCGCTCCGACAGTTGAAATCGGCGTGAAGATGCTTAATGCTATTCGAGCCGACTATGACCAGAAGGTTTCACCCGTAGGTCGAAGGGGGCGGAAATGAGTGAAGTTGAAATGATCCCTGACACTGAAATCATCTACGCAGATCCTTACGCACAGCGATGTGAAGTCGTCCGTCAACTAATCCTTACTTATGAAGAATTACAGACGGAGGAAGGAAAAGCTGCGTTGATGCGGGCTATTGACAGATTGATCTGTTCTATTCCAGTTGTGGAACCGAAAAGTGCCTCTGTCAGTAAGTTAAAAGACAAGACTTCTCTCTGAAAGGGGCTTCGCCCGTGACCTTTCGCCATATCGTGGGGCTCCATTACGCAGCGATGTGCTTGCGCCCCGCGAATTTGCCCAAAAGCAGGCCGAAAGGGGCGAAAGCTGCTGGTTTAAGGTATGAAAAGGCCCTTGCAGCGGCAATCCCACGGGCAGAACACGGGCAGTGGTTTGAGTTTACCGACATGAACGGGCCCGGGCATTGCCAGATGGACTTGTTGATTGTCGGGAATAAGAGGGTTGTGGTTATTGAGTGTAAGTTGACGGACGTGCAGGCGGGTAGAGCGCAGATTGAAGACTTATATTTCCCGATTGCTCGCAAAGTGTGGCCTGATAAAAAGCCTTTAGGCATTGTGGCTGCAAGACATTTGAGCAAAGAAAACCAGTTAGAGCTTGTCGAAGACACCTTGAAGGGTGCGATTTTGAGGGCTGAGTCGCAGAATGTGATCCCGACCTTGCATTGGATTGAAAGAGGGCCGATTTAAGCGGAATTCTGGATGTTTTTGGCCCCGCAGGGTTGACTAAATGGTCGAAAATGTTGAATATTGTTCGCTGAATGCGAAAGGGGCGAGGCCCATGGCAAAAGGTAATGATAGCGCGAAGATTTTGGCAGCACGGCCAGTGCGCGGATCAAGAGCGGGCACAATTCACCACTCTTTCGGATATGAAATGAGTGAAGATGGGATGATTTCGAAGGTTGCTCGGAAGGGCAATGCGGTCTATGAGTCCGAAGACCGAATTCCTTCGGAAAACCCCGATTACCAATCTGGCGTCACACAGAATGTTGGAACTCCCGCGCAAGGTGACGGTTTGCGCAATGCGATCTCGCACATAAGAGGCAAATGATGAAGAAAGTTGCTCTTTATGGCAGTTTGCTTGCGCTTTTCGGCGCAACTGCTGCTTTTGGCGCTGGCCAGTTTCCGGGCTACCCAATTTCCACGGCTAACCCAGCTACAGGTTTCGCCGCTACGTCTCCGCTGACGGGCCTTGAGGTTATCCCTGCAGACACCAACCTGCTCGCAAACTATGCCACGACGACCGGCTCGATTTCCGGCACGACGCTGACGGTTTCAAGCGGCACGGGCCTTGCAGTTGGTGAGAATGTTACCGGCGCGAATGTTCAGCCGGGAACGCAGATTGTTTCGGGCTCCGGCACGTCATGGGTTGTTACGCCTTCGCAGACGGTTGCTTCGACCTCGATGAACTTTGGCGGCGCTGGTGTTAATCCGCAGACGGAAGTTATTCAGACGCAGCAGTTGAAGGCTTATGTTCTGTCGGCTCCGACGGTTACGAGCTATCTGATCCTGCCTACCAGCACGATTGCGGCTTTGCCAACCTGCGGCGCAAGCACCCTTGGTGCGATTGCTCTTGTCAGCAACGGCACGGCTTATGCCACGGGCACGTATGGTTCGGCTGTAAGTGCGACCGGTGCAGTTACCCGCGTAGTTGCTTGCACGAACACGGGCGGCGCTACAACCTACGCTTGGGCCTACAACTAATTTGTAAGGGGGCGCTATGCCCCCTTCTCCTTCCTTTTGAGAGGATTAAATGAAAAAGCTCTTGTCACTTGTCGCCCTTGTGATCGGGGCTTTCTCTTTTGGTCTTCCCGGTGTGGAAGCTGCGCCAAATGGCAGCATTCAAAGTAGTGTTGCGGTTTGCGATCCGAATGCTCCATCGATGTGCGAGGCTTTTGCAGGTGGAACTCCTGCAGCAGCACAGGTGACTTGCACGACTGCAGGAACGGTGCAGGTTTTGGCGGCGGTCACGACATCATCTGCGGGACGATTTGTGTCGAACACGTCAGGCTCGACGGTGTATCTTGGCCCGTCAGGGGTGAGCAACACGACAGGTTTTGCCCTGCCAACTGGCGTGACGCTTGATCTTACAAAATCCACATCTGCCTTGTATTGCGCGACAGCGAGTAGCACAGCGGTTTTGACCACTTTGCAATATTAAAAGGTATTCGGAATGATTGCCTTACAGGAATTTCCGGGCGGATATAGGCTGATAGATGGCGACCAGTTAAATACTGGATTGGCTTATCCGCTTTGGGCTTATTCTGAGGCTGTTACAGCGACTTCGGGTGGGAATGTTAATAATTCCTACGAGATTTCTAATACAATCACTAATGTGACGAGTGCTGCGTCGGGTGCTGGTGTGGTGCTGCCGCAAGCCCTTCCCGGCATGGTGATGGTTGTGGCTAATCAGTCGGCCAATAATATCACAGTGTTTGCAGCGGCAGGATCATACATTGGTGCGATTGCTGGAAACGTCGGTATTGTCCAAAATGTAGGCGTTGCGTCCCTTTACATTTCGACAGCAGTTGGGCAGTGGATTGCTCTGCCGATTATTACAGGCTCGACGACAAATATCGTGACAAAAAATCAGTTTTTTGATGCGTTGCCGTTGATGCCTACTCCGGCTGATCCGAATTTATTGGTGCAGGCGATTAACCCGGATTGGGCGAACGCGGCGACAGTGCAATTTTACACAAGTGCATATGTTGCGGTCGGAAGTCCACTTTACGCGCTTTGCCAGACGACTTATGGTTACACATCTTTGCAGATGGCAACTTTGATGGCGATAGCGGCAACTTTATCGCAGTGGGGATGATATGAAGAATAAGTTTGCGGCGCTTGTTGGATTTTTGGGATTTTTTGTTGGACCGGCGCTCGCCATTCCGACCCAAACTCCACAATGGGGCTGGGACCCTTCTGTTTCGCTCCCCTCTGGACAGCCTTTACAGTATAAAATCGGATCAACATGGTTTCCGCTTGCGGCAAATGTTTTGCAATATACTCCGCCTTTTACGAATAGTGTGCCTTTAACAATTGCGACAAAACTTGCTCAGAATGTGTCGATTGATGATTTTGGTGCAGTAGGTAATGGCACGACTGATGATGCAACGGCTCTTACTAGAGCGATTGCGGCTTTACCTAGTCCACAAGGTGGTGTTGTTAATTTATCTTGTGGTAAGAATTACTATATTGCTAGTAACATTAATGTTCCCAACAATGTAGAAATAAAACATTGTTTTACTCCGGGCGAGTATGGTCTTGCGGGAACAGGAACACCTAACGGCGCGTTCTTGACGCAAGCACATGTTAATCTTGCCTCCACCGCAACATTCACGATGAATGGCAACTCTGGCTATTATGGCGCGGTATTTCGTGCAGGGCAGACATATCCATCTAATACAATTGCGGGGTATGCAGGAACAGCATTTACATCTGCGGCTGGAGCTATTCAAGACGTTCACATTAACGCATTAGTTGTAGGTTTTGCTGCATGTTACAACGGCACAAACCGCGTTGATCGACTTCAGCTTACCCTAGAGTGCGACGCTAACCCGACGGCTTCCAGCGGCGCAATTATTCTTGGCCCATCTGCGGATACGGCGCGCATCAAAGCGCGCGCGTGGCCTTGGGGAACTTATTCTGCGTCAGGAGGCCCGACTACTAGAACTGGATATGGACTACAAGTTCTCTCAGGGCTACAAGATGATACTCACATTGATTTTCTGGATTATGGACACTCATACGGTGTCGTAACGGCTGGCAATGGAAACATTCATTGGGAGCACGTTTGGACAGACAATAACACAAATTATGGTTTTTTAGCTAACGCTGGTGATCGGTCAGACATTACGGCAATGTGGATTTATAATTCCAAAGGCGCACGATTTAATGCAAATGGGACTTGGGGTATTGGTTATTATTTATGTGATACAGGAACCGTAGCTTCGGCAGAATGTATAGAAACAGCGGCGGCGGCTTCACCTTTAATAAATATCGGAACTCTTCAAATTACTAAAGCCACTTTATATGGCATTAATATGGGTTCTACTACGGCCCAAGTTAATATTGCCTCATCGGATTTTAAAAACGTGAACGGAGGCATTGGGCCTTATATTGTCGGCCCCGTTAATTGGACAACAGATCAAATTCAATTTGGGACTACGCCTAATACTGACTTAGCTGCGGGTAGTTCATTGTTAGGTGGAAATCCTATCAACCCTGTCTCAATAGCTAGTGCTTCGACGCTTGCACTTCCTGTAAATGCAGATAATTTTAACGTCACTGGAACAACTAGCATTACTAGTATTACCGGCACCTACGGTGGCCGAACAATTGTGCTTAATTTTCGCGGTGCGCTTACTTTAACAAACGGCGTTACTATTGGATTAGCTAATGGAGCTAATTTTGTTACTGCTACAGGCTATTCTATCGCGTTACAGTATGACCAAACTTCCGCCACATGGCGTGAATTGTGGCGGTCGCCTTCTTCCGCTGAAGCGTTAAGCAATGGCACTACAGGAACGGCGGGAACACCTATTGTTCTTCAGGACAGGCCAACAATAACTAACTCTCTTACAATTCAAGGCGCAGCTTCACCAGCTTTTATCCAGTATAATACAGCGGCAGCGGCCAATGAAAAATATTGGGATTCAATTGTTACTGGCGCTGGCGCAGGAACCGGCGCGTTATCGTTTAGAATGTTACAAGATGGCTATGTTTCTGCGGTGCCATGGTTGACAGTTACTCGTTCTGGAACATCTCCTACATTAGCTGCGTTCAGAGGCCCAATTTCTACGGGAACGGCGGGGTCTGTTCTTGGAACCTTGGCTCTTTCTGGTAATACAAGCGGAACAATTACTGTCGCTCCGCAAGCTGCGGCAGGAACTTACAACTTTAATCTTCCTACAACGGCGGGAACTGCCACGTATTTGCTAACGTCGCAAGGTGGCGGCGCGTCTGCAATGGATTGGACAAGCCCGACCATCACAGTCAACAGCACAAGCTGCACATTGGGCTCATCATGCACAGTCGCGTTGGCCCCTTTTCCTGTAACGGTGAGCGGAACGGTTACTAGCGGCGGAATTCCATACTTCAATTCTACAACTCAAATGTCGTCATCCGCTCTTCTTGCAGCCAACGCTCTTATGATTGGCGGAGGCGCAGGTGTAGCGCCTTCGACAACAACAACTGGCACAGGTGTGCTGACGGCGCTTGGTTTAGGGATAAATACTAATGGCGGCGTAGTTGTTCCTTCTACCGCACTTGCGCAGTATTCGCTAGTTGTGGGAGGCGGATCTGGAACAGGGCCATCTGTTATATCGACAGGCTCGGCAGGTCAGCTTCTGTCAAGTGGAGGTGCGGCAGCTAATCCTTCTTGGACGACTGCTACGTTCCCTTCAACAGCCACATCGACAGGCACAATTCTTCGCGCAGATGGAACGAATTGGGCGGCGACGACTGCTACATATCCTACGACGGCGGCAACAGGCACTATTTTAGCCGCAGGATCAACTAATGTCATATCCGCAACAGCCACGCCTACTATCGGAACTTCTTTGACAGTTCCTTTGATTTCTGGCGGCACAACAGCCTCATCAACGCTTACACTTCAATCAACAAGTGGTGCAGGCACAAGCGACTCAATTATATTCAACACAGGCTCACAGCTTGCAGCAATGACGCTTGACACTGGCGGCCGCACCATTCTTGGCACCACAGCCCGAAATACAACACTTATGAATGGTAGAGGTAACTTACAGGTTACGAATAACTTTTTGACTACAGGAACCGCTCCTGACAATTGGATATTAAATACTAACGCTTTTACGGACGAAAAGACTTGGGATTATTTTGCATCCGCAGGGGCAGGCACAAGCGGGACAGGATCGCTGCAGTTTAGAGCGTTAAATGATACTGTCGCGGCTGCAAATGGGTGGATGTATGTCACACGAACTGGTTATGTTATAAATAACATAGCCCTTGCATCAACCACGCTTTTTCAAGTTGGCACCACAATAACTTCAACCACACCAGCCTTTCGTGTAAATACTACAGCAAGTGGAACTGGTATAGGTATAACACCTGCGACAGCCGGTAGTGGTATAGCAGTTGCAGCCATTTCGTCCGGCACGAACGAAAACATGACCCTTGACGCAAAGGGTTCTGGCACAATTACCTTAAACGGCACGGCAACGGGTGCTATCAATCTTAACGCTGCTACTAATTTAAACGGTGTAACAAACGTATATAATAAAACGCAGTTAAATGCGCCTTATGCTTGGACATTTTATGCAGCAGGTGCAACAGCAGGGTATCAGCTTTGGGATATGTTCCAAGCTAACAGCGGAACAGCGTCTGTGACCATTCGTGCTGTAAACGATGCTTATAGCGCTGCTACAAACGTAATGACATTTAGCCGTGTTACTGATTATACACAACCATATGTTACTATGAATGTCACACAACTTTCTGGTGGGGGCGCTCCAACAATTGCTTGCACGGGCGGCACAACAACAGGCGCATCTGTTACTGCCGGTAGCACGTCAAATACCGGTCAGTTCACCACAGCGGGACCAAGCAACACAGCCTGCACAATTACATTTTCGGCTAAATATGTTTATCCAACGCGGTCTTTCTGCTCAGTTGCGCCAGCGGGTAGTTCGGCAGCGGCAATTACAACTTGGTGGGTAACGACTACAGCTTCAACTTTCGTTATTAACCATGCGTCAAGCCTTGGCACAAACACGGTGTGGAATTATCAATGTGGTGGTAACTAATTCAAGGGAATTGATCGGGCAGTTCTCTTGTAAACTCTAATCTCCCGAAAAAGGAAGCCAAATGAAAAAGGTAATTATTGCATCTCTGATTTTAGCGTCTTTCCCAGCATTTGCAGAGGACGTAAAACCTGCTGCTCCAGCATCAGCGCCTGCACAGCAACAGGTCGATCCAAACACCCCAATCACCATCACAGTTGGTGAATTGCAGGCTCTTTTACAGGCCGAGCATGATAAACTTGCGACTGAGGCTGTAGCGCAGAAGATACAAAGCCAGATTAAAGCAAAGAAATGAGATGACATATGGCAAACGAATATAAATGGATAATCAGCCAATTATCTTATTATTCGCAACATGAAGGGCAGCAGGATGTTGTTTTTATGGTAGATTGGCGTCGAGAGGCGACTGATGGAACTAATACCGTCAGTATCTTCGGCAACCAATTCATAAACTTTGATCCTGCTGTGCCTTTCACCCCTTATGCTGAATTGACTGAACAGCAAATCATTGCTTGGCTTGAAGATGCTTTTGGTGCTGAAAAACTTGCGGCTCAAATTGCAAATCTTGATAAGCAACTTGCTGATAAGATCAATCCACCTGTAATTGTGGCCCCGCCACCTTGGCAGGCATAAAAATAGGAGCGCGTAAATGGACAGGGCATACTTTTTCAACAGAATTAGACATGCCCTGTTCGGAGGGAAACTTACGGCTGCGCAAGTAGACGGTATCACGCGAATTCTGGACTACCGTGATAGCAATTATAAAGGCGTGACCGATGACCAGTTGGCCTACATCTTTGCGACAGTGAACTGGGAAACTGGTCACAAGATGGTGCCGGTCAAGGAGCAAGGAAGCGCAAAATACTTGCGCTCTAAGCCCTATTATCCGTGGATCGGAATGGGTTTGGTCCAAGTGACGTGGGAGCGGAACGCAAAGCTCTTTGGGGCCGAAAAGCCCGAAGATTTGCTCGCATGGCCGGTATCGCTGCGCGCTTGTTTTGAAGGCATGACAAAAGGCCTTTTCACGGGCAAAAAGCTCGCAGATTACATTTCTGCAGGGAAATGCGATTATGTCGGGGCGAGAAGAATTATAAATGGTCAGGACAAGGCAAATCTAATCGCGGGGTATGCTACCGCATTTCAATACGCCCTTAAACGTGCGAATAGGGGGTCGTGATGGACAAAGATTGGCGAATAGTGGCATTCGGCACGGTAAGCTGGATGGTGCTTCTCTGCACAGCATTAGGGTTCTTGACAGGATGTGTGCAGATTGAAGGGGCCGGTTTCGTAAATGGTGCGGGGCCTCAAAAACAGGTTATTTGTAAGAAAATTACAAATACCTACACACGCTGCTTTAACAAATAGGAGACAAAAATGCCTGCGATTATTCAGAATTACTTCGTAAACAACTGGCGCACTACAGCGTCAGGCTTGGCGCTGGCCGTGATTATTGCCCTGCATTACGCTGGAATTAACATTCCCGGTCTTGCGATCCCTTCAGATAGTGGATCGCAGATTGCCATGATCCTTTCAGCGCTGGGTCTGATTGCGGCAAAAGACGGCGGCACGACAGGTGTAACAAAATGAGTCTTACAGCAATCATAGGGTTTTTGACAAGTCTCTCCTCTATGATTGTGAGCTTTATGAATTGGCTGCACGAGCGACAACTTGTGCAGTCAGGGATCGCGCAGCAACAATTGGATGATTTGAAAGGGCAAATCCATGGTGTTCAATTGGCGATTGCTGCGAGGGAGGCTGTTCGCGCTGATGTCGCTCGGAACCCTGACAGCCTGCCAGTCAACGACCCCTTTAGACGTGACTGATCGTGCGTCTTTTTGTCAGGCTGCGAGGGCAATATACTATTCAAAACATGATACTGCGCCTACAATAGCGCAGATTAGGGAGCATAATGCGGTCGGCGTGGCTTTGAAGTGCGGATGGATAAAATGACACAACATGACTCTTTACATGAAATTTTAAACATCCTCTTTTCAACACCAAGTGAAAAAGCAGGAGCGTTAGTGGCGGCAAGTATGATTTCTTCGCCCCTCTGGTTACAATCAATCCAGCCGGTGTCGGACGTGGCAGCGGTTTTTGCTCCAATTCTCGGCTGCACATATCTGTCCATGCAGATCGGGCTTAAAATTTGGGACAGGTTTATTAAAAGGGGATTGTGATGGATAACATGTCAGGCGCAGGTGGTGCAGCTTATGTTGCTTCACGAAATAAAGCGGGCGGTTGTAAGTGCGCGGATTACTCCATGCCTAAGACGAAAAAACTTTCGCCAATGAATAAGGCTGAGATGGCAACTGTTAAAAAAGATGCCGCACGTCATGCACCAAAAGGATCAAAATAATGGCAAAAGCTCCTCCAAAAAAGATGTCCATGAAAGAGTGGGAAAAATCCCCAATGGATAAAAAGATGGACAAGAAACTCGCCGCAAAAGGCGTGAAAGAAGGTTCAAAGAAAGACATGGCGATGGATAAAAAAGCCCTCGCCGCGTATAACAAGAAAAAGAAATAGTTAGCCCCATTTTGGATTGAATATAGAATGGACCTAACCACACAAAATGCCCCACAGGCGAAGGTTGTTGAATGGCCGGAAAAGCTCCAATGCTTGTTCTGGCCAAAGGTCAATGATCTGCCTGTGAGGTATCGGGTGCTTTATGGCGGGCGAGGTGGAGCAAAAAGCTGGGGAATTGCACGGGCGTTGGTGATTTTGGCGGCAAAGCGGGAACTTAGAATTTTATGTGCCCGTGAATTGCAGAACTCGATACGAGACTCGGTGCATAAAGTGTTGAGTGACCAGATTGACCTTTTAGGTTTGTCAGGATTTTACCAAATCGAGCAGGCAAGGATTTTTTGTCCATCGACAGGGAGCGAGATCTCTTTTGAAGGGATACGCAACAATGTCACCAAGATTAAGTCATATGAAGGTGTGGACATATGCTGGGTTGAGGAGGCGAACAAGGTCACGAAAAACTCGTGGGAAGTTCTCATTCCGACGATCCGTAAAGAAGGCTCTGAAATCTGGGCTTCGTTCAATCCAGAACTTGAAACTGATGATACTTATCAGCGGTTTATTTTGTCTCCTCCTAAAAATGCGATAGTTCAAAAGATTTCGTGGAGAGATAACCCGTGGTTTCCGGGGGTCCTTAAACAGGAAATGCTCGATCTCAAGGCCAAGGACCGCGATGCGTATCTGCATGTCTGGGAGGGGGAATGCAGAAAGACTTTGGAAGGGGCGGTTTATGCCGAAGAACTTCGAGATTGTGCGGAAGAAGGCCGGATCACGCATGTTCCACATCATGCTTCTTCTACTGTCAATTTGTATTGGGACTTGGGTAGGAGTGACCATACAGCTATCATTTTTGAACAATATGTAGGAATGCAAAGACGGGTCGTGGATTATTACCAGAATAGATTGAAAGGCCTTGACCATTACATTCATGTGCTGCGCACACGCCGGTCGGGCACAGGAGAACTTTATGAATACGGGACGTGTTGGTTGCCCCACGATGCAAGAGCTAAAACGCTCGGATCAAAAAAGTCCATCGAAGAACAAATGCGAGACGCAGGGTTTAGGGTCAGAATTGTCCCGCGTCTTTCTAAATTCGACGGCATTGTCGCTGCAAGGAGCATATTCCCCACTTGCTGGTTTGATGCCGCAAGATGTGAAAAAGAACTTCTTCATGCTCTTCGCCATTATCACTATGACGAAAATCCAGTAACGGAAGTTTTGTCGTCAGAACCTGTGCATGATTGGTCATCACACGCAGCTGACGCTTTTCGATATATGGCGATTGCCTCGCAGGGGGGCGAGACAACGAAACATCGGCATGTTACAAGTGCCTTGAAGAAACACGGTCTGATGGGCAAAGTGCAGCAATTTGGCGAAAGCCTTGGATGGTTGGGATAAAACATGTCAAATCCTACAAACGAAAACATCGAGAAGTTTCAGAAAATCTTCAAAAGAGCGCAAGATCGTTTTCGGCGTTGTGAGGATTGGGAGAGCTATGCAAGGCGCATGTTTTTGGATGATCTGAAGTTTGCTAATGCTGATGCAGATAACAAATACCAATGGCCGACAAGGATGTGGAACGATAGGCAAAGGGACGAGCGCCCCGCGCTTACGATTAATAAAACCCGTCAGCACAACTTGAACATCATTAATGATGCCAAGATGAATAAGCCGGGGATTAAGTATAGAGCTGCGGGAAATGGTGCGACGGCTGAAGCGGCAAGAATTTGGGACGGCATTGCACGGCATATTGAGTATCAGTCAAACGCCCCGGCGCATTATGATGTTGCGACCACTTTTCAAGTTCAAGCAGGGCTTGGATTTTTGCGTGTGATTACTGACTATGTGTCTGAAGATAGTTTTGACCAAGACATTTACATCACGTCAATTCCAGATCCGATGACGGTCTACATCGACCCGGATGCAAGGGCTCCGGCGAAAGAAGACATGCGCTTCGCGTTTATCTTTGAAGACATGCCGAAGGATGTTTTTGAGAAGAAATATCCGCAGTATGTGAAGTATATGGGGACGGAAGGTCTTGTTGGTGATCGTGGCTGGCGAGATGATGACCATGTGAGGGTCGCGGAATATTTTGAAGCCGAAGATGTTGAAGATGAATTGCTGATGTTTGACGGGCCAGACGGACAACCGGCTACAATTCTTGCGTCAGATTTGCGCAAGGTCGATCCAAAAAGCGCAGTTTTTACTGACCCAATGACGCGCAAACGCAGTGTTCAAAAGCGAGTTATCCATTACCACTTTATCATCGGCACACATATTGTTGAGTCTGAGGAAAAAGAGTGGATTGGAAAGACTATCCCGATCATTCCAGTGGTTGGGGAAGAAATCATTATTGAAGGAAGAATGGATCGTAAAGGCCATACACGGGCCATGAAAGATCCACAGAGGATGTATAACTACTGGGCTTCGAGCGCAGTTGAGTATGGTGCCTTGCAGTCAAAGACCCCTTGGATTGTGGGTGTTGAAACGGTCGAGGGTTTTGAAGAATACTGGGCTACAGCGAACCGTCAGAACCATGCTTATTTGCCGTATAAATCTGTTGGTGATGATGGCAAACCTTTGCCTCCTCCCGCAAGAGTTGAGCCCCCCGTTCCTTCGCCTGTTGCCTTGAAGGGAATGGAAGTCGCTGCAATGGAAATGCAGATGGTTTCCGGGCAATACGAAAATCAGATGGGGCAACAAGGGAATGAACGAACTGGAAAGGCGATTGCTGAACGTCAGCGTCAAGGTGATCGTGCTACTTACCATTTCATTGATAACCTTGCGATTGCGATCCGGCAGGTGGGCAAGATCATTCTGGATCTGGTGCCGAAACTTTACGACACAAACAGGATCGTGATGATCTTGGCTGAGAACGGGGAAAGTTTAGAGGTCAAGCTCGATCCACAACTCAAACAGGCTCATATGCTTGAGTTGAATGAAAATAATGAGGTCATTACTCGCCTTTTGAACCCAGCGATTGGGCAGTATGAAGTGCAGGCAGATGTCGGGCCGGGATATGCGACACGCCGTGAGGAGGCGTTTAACGCTCTCACCCTCATCCTCACGCAGTCTCCTGCGCTCACCAATATCATTGGTGACATTATGTTTAGAGCGGGCGACTTCCCGATGGCAGAGGAAGCAGCTGAAAGGTTAAAGCGCATGGTCCCGCCGCAGGCGCTTGGTCAGGGTCCGACGCAAAACGAGCAAATGCTTGGAATGCAAGTGCAGCAATTGCAGGATGCGCTCAAGGCCACGATGGACGAGTTGGCGAAAGAAAAAGGCAAGACGCAAGCACGTCTCGAAAAGCGCGAAGTCGATGTCTACGACGCGATCACAAAACGTATCGATGTGGTTGGCAAGCAAGGGCTTTCTGCGCTACAATTGGCAAAATTGCAAGACGATGTTGTTCGGGAAAGCGAAGAAGTTCCGATCAGCGATACATACGAAGGTCACAAGGAACAAGGGTCAACTCCGGGGGCGGAATACGGCGCAGAGCAAGATCAAATGCTCGCTCCCCTTGAAGACTATGAAATGCCGGAAGGGGCTTTTAGAGGTCCAGACGGTCACGTTTACGGCCCGCACCCGGAAATGCCGGGGACGATAGCACGGATTACAAGAAGGGGTTAAGAGATGGCACCGAAGCGCACACAACAGGAAGAAGCGGTAGCTGCGGGTGAACGCAATGTGGTGCCGGGGCAGGCGTGGATTGAAGCCCTCATCCGTGGTATTGGCAGAGAGATGGTTGAGAACTCGATGGGTGGCGCACCTTTCGGGCAAGCTACTCGAGAGGAGTTAGGTTCCCTCGGTTACGAACAAATGCTTCGGGAACAATATCCAGAGGAATTTGCAAGAGGACGACTTTATGGCTCCGAAGCGTTTCCGACAGATGTGGCGTCGTTCTATGCAGCGCGCCCCGGTCGTTCAGCATTTACACAAATTGCAGGACGTGAAGCCGGAGCAGCTGGTGGTCCTCGCGCTATCGGCGGTGCTGGCACTCCTGCATTAAGTTATGAGCCAGTTGCAGCGGCACCAAGAGGTTCGTTTGATGCGAATATGATGGAGGCTTACAGGAGAGGTGCGGCAGGCTCAAGGGCTCCGGGCAGACCACAAGCGTTTAGACCAGAGGATTTCTTGGCAATCGAGCAAGGCCCGTTGCCTACAAGCAGAAATGCGTTTGAGGCAAACGCCGTGATGGCGCAGCGTCGTGGAATGCCAAGCCCTGCACCTGCGGCTTATGATTATGAAGGTCCTGCAGGTCCGGGCCCTTTCATTGATCGGCCAATGTCTGGATTTGATCGAGACTCAATGGCTGCGTATTACCGGAACCAAGGAAAAGGAAATTATGGTCCTTACGTTCCGGGCAGACGCTCGGGCCCATTCCGTGAAGGAGATTTTCCTCCTTACACCCCGGAAGAAATGGGACAAGCCGGGAATGTGCTGAGAGGACCACAACAAGGGACCGCGATGGTGCCTTACGGGGAGACTGGTATGGTCCCTTATGGGGAGGCTGCGGAAGCACTTCGTGGAGGTAGAATTCCTTTTGGTAAAATAGCGGCAGCTGCGGCAGGTGTTGGCTTGCCTCTTATGGCTGCATACTACGGACGTGGCGGCGAAACGGCTGCAGATAACGCTCCCGGTCCTGTAGGGGCTGCAAGAATGGCACAGGAAGAAAGAGGAAGACAACAACTTCCGGCAATAGACATTTACGGTCGGGGAACGCGTCGGGCAGAAGGTATGCCGATGGCTGAGTCAATGGGCGGGGCAGCGGGACAAAAGGCTAAAGGCGGCAAAGGCACGGCAATGTCTGCAAAGCGTTCTACAGAGGTTGCTCCGGCAGATGAATGGGAAGGCAACTTAAACTACAAAATCACTCAAATGTTCGACAAATTGTTTGGGCAGGACGAAGCAGAACGCGGTCGCAAAACCCAGCAATACTACGAACAAAATAGATGATGAGGGTGAGATGGCGGGGGAGATTAAATACAACTACGAGCCAATCGATAGAAACGCGATAGCGGAATATCTGTCGGATGAGTTCTACAATCCTCCACCTCAAGGGGGCATTCCGCTGCCCCCAAGACGGCCTGTCGAATATTATTCGTTTGAGGGAATGCCTTACACGTTTACCCCAGAAGAACAGCGGCAGGTGAATGAGGGGTATCAACGGCAGACGCTTCGTGAACGTGCGTCAAACCTTTACCCGTCAGCAATGCGGGCGCAAATTGGCTCGTATTTTGGAAATGAAAACGAGATCAATCAACATAATTTCTCCCCGTCTGAATTGAATGCCTTGCGGGAAGATTATTTACAAAAAAGAGCTGATTATATCGGAGGGTTTTCGACTAATCCATTGACAGGCTTCCAGAATGAGCGCATTCCTGACGTAAGCCGGTTTGTTCCTTACGAGCAATTTTCACAAGAAACAACAATGCCGAACATGCAAGGTTGGGGTAGCATGTTTGCCGGGACGAAGCCGTTTTCGCAAGGAGCTTATTACGAACAATCACCAGAGGGAACTCGTTTACGGAATTACTATGTTACCCCGTATAGCGAGCGTGATGTGAATGTGTTGTTACCATTGGAGCCAAGATGAGAGAGCCGTTAGTTAAACTCCCCGGTAAAGGGGCACATGC